CCCGCATGGAACGCCTCGACCACCACCGACGGAGTCGAGGACAATGAGAAACACAACCACGAGCACGACGCCGAAGCTGATGGCTATTGATCCGGCCGGATGCCGATTTAACTCAGACACACCTCACTACCCCAACCCTGCGGCCAGTGCGGCTACCCCGTCGACGGCGACACACCCTGGGTCGTCGGCCACAAGATCGCCCGCTCACTCCGCCCCGACCTGACCTGGTTCATCAACAATTGGCGGCCCGAGCACCGCAGATGCTCCAACAAGACCGGCCAAGCCGCCGTCATCGCGAAAGCCCGAGCCGAAGGCGCAGCCGGCGTTTTTCCCGCCACAGAGGCCCCGGGCAGCCTCCGCCCCTCCCGTTCTCTCTCTCCGCGCCTGGCTCGCCCATCACGGGGTGTCATCGAGGTCAGCGAGGGCCTCAAGTGGTCCAACGCGACCACGAACGCCCCGCCGTGGCTCGCTCCCTACGTCGATGTTCCTGTCGAGGTGGCGCACGAGCCGACCGCGATGAACGCTCCGCACCCGGATGCCGTCGGGAGCTACGGTCCTGAACTGGTCGAGTGGGCAGCGGCGTCGCAGGGGATCACTGTGCGCTGGTGGCAGGGACTGAGCCTGGTCAGGATCCTCGAGCATCGTGCTGACGGGTCGCTCTGCTGGGAGGAGGTCCTGATTAGCTGCTCGCGCCGAGCGGGGAAGTCGGTGGTGCTGCGGCTGCTTGCGCTCTGGCGCCTGGTCTTTGCGCCGGCCCTGTTCGGAGAGATGCAGCTGGTCGTTCACAGCGCCAACACGCTTCGCGTGGCCAAGGAGCCGATGCGCTACGCGAGTGCCTGGGCGCGCAGCCACGGCCTGAAGGTGTCCACGAACAACAACAACTACTCGATCGAGGACATCGACGGAGGGCATCGGTGGGTAGCGCTACCGGTCGACAACACAGCCGGTCTGGACACGAACATGGGCGTGATCGACGAGGCGTGGGCCGCCAAGCCTGAGGTGGTTGATGACGACCTCGAGCCATCATTGCTCGAGCGGGTCTCGCCCCAGCTGCTGCTGATCAGCACCGCGCACCGTCGCGCGACCAGCTTGATGCGGAACCGCATTGCGAGCGCCCTGGACGGTGAAGACTCCGACCGTGCCCTGATCCTCCTCTGGGCCGCCCAGCCGTCGGACGACCTCGGCGCACTGTCGACATGGCGGGCCGCTTCGCCGCATTGGTCGCCGAGCCGTGAGCGGTACGTGGCTCGGAAGTACGCGAAGGCCATGCGGGGCGAGCAGGATCCGGAGTTCGACGATCCCGACCCTCTGGCCGGCTTTCGATCCCAGTACACGAATGCCTGGCTCCTCAAGGACCGAGCGCTCCCCGGCGATGCCCTGGCGAGCGAGGAGGCCTGGGCCGAGCTCGGCGTGCTGCCCGAGGACCGGGTGCCGGACGCCGTGGCGGTCGAGTCCTGGTATGCCGACGGGGTGACGGTCGCGATGGCGTGGCGCGACGGGAACGCCGCGGTGGTCTCGGCGAGCGACCACGTCGACCTGGTCGCCGCGGTGGCCGCGGTGAAGGCATCTCGGTTCCGCGGCCGTGTGACCGTGGGTGCGTCGCTGGCCGATGACCCGGCGCTGGCCGGTGTCCGCACGGCGCCGTCGTCGATGCGCACGGCGGCCGCGGTGGGCGAGCTGTCGCGGCTCCTCGGTGACGGCGTCGTACGCCACGATGCCGGCGAGCACCTCACCGGGCAGGTCCTCGCGGTGCGGACCCAGGTCGGCGTCGACGGGCCTCGGGTCGTGTCGAAGCGCCGGGCCGACGCGGTGAAGGCTGCGGTGTGGGCGATCGCAGCTGCGCGCGAGCGCCGGACCATGACGCTAGGGATTGCCTCGAGCGGCTGAAACTTCGGGTGGGACCCGAACTCGTTTCGGGTGGGACCCGAACTCGGCCCCATGCGGGTGGTGGTTGCGCTCAACCTCGGTTGCGTGGCGGGATTCTGGCGGGGTGTGCTGACCGGCCGACCCGACCCCGTCTTCTCCGAGGCGCTCGTCGAGCCGGCCCCCGAGCTCGGCGACCAGCTCGTCGATGTGCCGCCCGAGATCTTCGGCTTCTCGTCGTACGCCGCCGACGGATCCCCCGAGCCCCGCGTCTCGCGGCGCCTCGCCCGCCAGGTCCCCGCGGTGAAGCGGTCTCGCGACCTGATCTGCGGGTCGCTCGGCGGGCTCCCGGTCGTCACGGTCGGCCCCGACATGGTCGTCGACCGGTCCTCATGGCTCACCCAGCCCGAGCGCGACGTCGCCCCTTCGGTCACGATGACCAAGACCGTCGAGGACATGCTCTACGAGGGCGTCGCCTGGTGGCTGATCGTCGAGTCGACCTGGAACAACTACCCGATGAAGGTCGTGCGGCTCGAGGCCGGCACGGTCAACGTGCTCCCCGACCACCGCGTCCACAACGCCGGCGGACAGTTCCGAGGCACCTCCCTCGAGTGGCCCGACAGCAAGCAGCTCATCCGCTTCGACTCCCCCAACGACCCGCTCCTCGAGGCCGGGGCCCGGGCGATCCGGCAGTACCTGCGCCTGGCGCGTGCGGCCGGGCGCAACGCTGACGGCGTCCCGCCCAGCGACTACTTCACCCCCCACGACAACATCGACCCCTTCACCGACCAAACCCAGGTCGACAAGATGCTCGCCGACTGGAAGCGCGCCCGCCAGGAGGGCGGCACCGCCTACATCCCCGGCGCCGTCGACTACCACACCGGCGGGTGGGACCCAGACAAACTGCAGATGGCCGAGCAGATCCAGCACGCCGTGCTCGAGATCGCCAACGTGGCCGGCGTCGACCCCGAGAAGCTCGGCGTCTCGACCACGTCGCGCACGTACTTCAACGCCTTCGAGGTCCGCAAGGACTTCCTCGACTTCACCCTCGGCGCGTACCGCCTGGCGCTCCAGGGCCGGCTGTCGATGGGCGACGTCACTCCACGCGGCACCCGGGTGCTGCTCGACGTCGACGAGTTCACCCGCACCGACCGCAAGGAGCGCTACGAGGCCGACCAGATCGGCCTGCGCATCGGCGCCATCACCAAGGACGAGATCCGCGAGGCCGACGGCCGACCCCCGCTCGACGACAGCACCACCCCACCCACCGAGGAGAACGACACCGTGACAACCCTGCCCACTCCCGTCGCGGCGTCCGCCCACGCCGACGTCATCGCGCTCACCTTCGCCGACAAGCCGGCACTCACCTTCGACGCACCGCCGTCCTCGACGTTCGAGGTCGACCAGGCCGCCCGCGTCATCCGCGGACTGGCCGTGCCGTACGGCGTCGAGGGGACCAGCCAGGGCCAGCGGTTCTCGTTCGGCAAGGGCACGCTGAAGTTCGCCGACGTCAAGCGCGTGAAGCTGTGGGTGCAGCACGACCCCAACCGCGCCGTCGGTGTCGCCACCAAGCTCGAGGACCGCGAGGACGGGCTGCACGCCGAGTTCTCCGTGGCGCGCGGCGAGGAGGGTGACCGCGTGCTCGCGCTCGCCGAGGACGGCGTCCTCGACGGCCTGTCGATCGGCCTCGGTGTCGGTGGCCGGTTCACCGCCCGCGACGGTGTGCAGCACGCCGTCGACGTGCCCTTGCGCGAGATCAGCCTCACCCCGGCCCCCTCGTTCGACGGTGCCCGCACCTACTCCGCCGCCGGTGGAGGCGCCCCGGCCGCTGGCGCCGGCGACCCGGGCGCCCAGAACATCGGGACCGAGATCCGCAAGGCCATGATGCAGGGCTTCGCCGACATGCCCGCCCGCGAGTTCGTCTCCGCGAGCCGGCCCCTCGAGATCAACGAGGCGGCCCCGTACCGCTTCGACGGCGCCCGCGGCGAGCACGAGTTCTCCGTCGACGTCATCGCCGCGGCCAAGGGCGACTGGGAGGCCAAGCACCGCGTCGAGACCTTCATGGCCGAGGCGATCGACCCCGCCACGTTCGCGATCTCCTCGGCCGACGTCGCCGACCTCAACCCCGCGACCAACCGCCCCGACATGTACGTCGACCGGCTCGTGCAGGTCACCCCGCTGTGGCAGGCGCTGCGCAAGGGCAGCCTGACCGACGCCACGCCGTTCCTGTTTCCGAAGTTCTCCTCAGCCGCCGACCTGGTCGCCGACCACGTCACCATGGTCGAGCCCGACCCGGCGTCCTTCGTCGCGACCAAGCAGACCGTCACCCCGGGCGCCCTGTCGGGCAAGGCCGAGATCCCGCGCGAGATCTTCGACGCCGGCGGCAACCCGCAGGTCTCGCGCCTGCTGTGGCGCGAGATGGAGCGCGCCTACTACGAGCAGATCGAGGGCAAGATCAGCGCCCACCTCGCCTCCCTCAACCCGACCGCGATCGCGCTCACCGCCGGCGCCGAGGACGCCGTGCTCGTCGACGAGCTCGAGGCGGCCTACGCCGGTCTCCAGTTCATCGCCGGCGGGTTCCGCTTCGACTACCAGGCCGACCACGTCAGCCTCTACAAGCGCCTCGCCGCCGCCTCCGACACCACCGGGCGCAAGCTGCTGCCGCGCATCGGGGCCACCAACTCCAACGGCACCAGCTCGGCGCGGTTCGCCGCTCTCGACGTCGCCGGCGTCACCAACCTGCCCGGCCCGACGCTGGCCGGCACCGAGGCCGACGGGGTCCGCAAGTCCTACCTCCTGGCCTCCGAGGACGTGCACGCCTGGGCCTCCCCGCCGCGCGAGCTGCGCTTCGAGTACCAGGTCGCCCACATCGACATCGGCATCTGGGGCTACCACGCCGAGGCCACGAGCCGCCTCGAGGGCGTCCGCGTCATCAACTACAACCGCGCCGGCGCCTGACCATGGGCGTTCTACCACCTGGCCGCATGAAAATGGCCGAGCAGAGCACCGGGGCACAGACCCCGGCCGAGAAGGCGGAGCCCACGACGCACCCCGTCGGGCACCTCCTGCGCACCCGTCGGGGCGGCGCCACCGTCACCCGCCCCGACGGGTCGACCACCACGGTGGTCGGCCGCGCCTACGTCCTCGACGTGCCCGGGGTCCACGTCGTCGACGGTGTCGAGGTCACGGCCCGGTGAGCGATCCCCAGGTGCCCACGGCCGCCCAGGTCGCTGCGCGCCTCGGCAAGTCCGAGGACGCGGCCCTGACCGGCGCCTACGTCGCCGAGCTCGAGGCGCAGGCCGACCGGTGTCGAGTCGAGCCGTATGCCTCGGCCCTCGGTGAGGCCCTGGTCCGCAGGGTCAGCCGCAACCTCGCGATGCGCAACCTGCCGCTGGGGGTTTCGATCGACGAGACGGGCTCCACCCGCATCGGGTCCAACGATCCCGAGGTGCGCCGCCTTGAGGGCCCGTACCGGAAGACGTTGATCGGATGAGCGCCCGCGAAGACATCGTCTACGCGGTCTCCCAGGTGGCTGGCATCACCGGCCACCCGTACGTCGTGCACGACACGACCCCAGGCACGGTCTACCCGCGCCTCGACCACATCGAGTACCCCAACCCGTTCGGCGCGGTCGTGCACTTCAACGTCGTGCTGGTCCTGCCCCAGGACCTTGCCGAGGCAGAGCGCTACCTCGAGGACAACCTTCCGGCGCTCAAGGCGGCACTGGAGCCGCACCTGGTGCTCACCACCGTGCAGCCCCAGCGGCTGCAGCTCGACGGCATCGGCGTCCTGCCGGTCGCCTTCATCAACGGACACAGAGAGGCGGACTCATGACCGCGCTCGGCACACGACTGCTCACCCTGACCATCGGTGGCGAGGACTACACCGCCCAGGTCTCCAACTGCCGCATCACCTCTGGCGACGCCGAGGGCGGGTTCCTGTCCTTCGCGGCCGCCGCCGCGGGCGGCGCACGTGAGTACAAGCTCGCGTTCACCGCGGTCCAGGACCCGGCCGCCGACACCATCTGGGACCTCGTGTGGTCCCAGGCTGGCACCACGGTGGCCGCGGTCATCAAGCCCGCCGGCGGCACGGACCCGTCCGAGTCCCAGCCCCACTTCACGGGCAACCTGGTGATCGCTGAGCCTGACGGCGACATCCTCGGCGGGGAGGCGAACTCCTCGGCCACGGCGCGCTTCACCTTCGACGCCGAGTGGACCTACACCGCCAAGCCCACCCGCGTCATCAGCGTCTGAGATGCGCGAGCTGGGGACCCGGTTGATGAGGGTGCGCATCGACGCGCCCAACACCTCCACCGACCCCTTCTCGCAGGACCAGCAGACCGCCCAGGTCTCGCGGGTCGTCGTCACCTCGGCCGAGCCCGACGCGGAGATGACGACCTTCGGGGACAGGGCAGCCGGCGCGCGCCTGTACCGGCTGGAGTTCACCGCGGTCCAGGACGTCTCGACGGTCAGCGTGTGGCGCACCGTGTGGGACCACGCCGGCGAGACCGTGCACGTCGAGCTCTACCCCGAAGGGACCGCACCCGGCTCGATCGCCTCGCGCTTCGACATGGACGCGGTGATCGCTGAGCCCGATGGCGAGATCCTCGGCGGCGACGCCAACCCGTCGCCGTCGGCTCGACACCGGTTCAGCTGCTCCTGGCCCCTCCAGGCCAAGCCCGTCCTGAGCGGGATGCCCTGATGGCCAGGAGCAGCGGGTTCCGCGTCGAGGGCCTGTCCCAGGTCGTGCGAGCGCTCCAGGGACTGGGCCTGGAGGTCGAGGACCTCAAGGCAGCGTTCTCCAAGATCGCCAACGAGGGCGCACGGGTCGCCTCCGGGTTCGTCCGCTCCCGCACCGGGCGACTCGCCGGGGACCTGCGCGGCAACCGCGCCAAGTCCAAAGCCGTGGTGACCGCCGGGCGCGCCTCAGTGCCCTACGCCGGGCCCATCAACTACGGGTGGCCGGCCCGCAACATCGCACCGCAGGCCTTCATGCAGAAGGCCGACGAGCAGATGCAGCCCAAGGCGCTGCGGCTGCTCGAGGACGAGATCAACAGCCAGATCCGACGGAAGGGACTCTCATGACCACGACCAAGCCCAGCGCCAAGCCGGAGCCTGGCGAGCCGGTGTCCGAGCTGTCGGGTGAGGAGATGTTCGAGGACCTCAACGGGTTCGAGGAGATCGCCATCGCCCGCGCGTTCGGTACCGAGATCACCACGCTCGCCGAGACCAAGCCCATCACGATGCTGCGCGCCCTCGTGTTCGCCCACAAGCGCCGTGGTGGTGCCACCGACGCGGACGCCAAGAAGGCCGCCATGGAGCTGTCGATCAAGGCGGTCCAGGAGTACTTCACCGAGGAGCCCGACGAGGCCATGCCAGAGGACCCGGCGAGCGCAGTGGGGAAAGACGACGAGCTGCCCGACTGAGGGCCGAGTCGCTGGCCGCGTTCTGCGTCCTGACCCACCAGTCGCCGGCCACGTACTACGACCTGACGCTCCTGGAGCGCGACGCGTTCCTCGAGGTCGTCGAGAAGACCACCAAGACACGATGAGAGGCAGGTAGCCACCATGGCCGGACCGATCCGGATCTCTGTGCTGGCCAACGCCTCCCAGGCCACCCGCACCTTCGACACCGTCTCCACCCGGGCATCCTCGATGGCCTCCAACATCGCGGGCGCCGGCCGCAAGATCGCAGCCGGTCTCGCGATCGGCGCCGCCGGTGCGGTCGCGCTCGGCAAGTCGGTGGTGTCCTCGGCCTCCGACGCCCAGCAGTCCCTCGGCGCGACCGAGACCGTGTTCGGCAAGTACGCCGACACCGTCATCAAGCGCAGCAAGGACGCAGCCCTGCAGATCGGTCTGTCGGCCAACGAGTTCCGCGAGCTCTCCAACGTCACCGGGGCGCTGCTCCAGGGCGCGGGCGTGCCGCTGCAGCAGACCGCCCAACTGACCGACAACCTCAACCGTCGCGCCGCCGACATGGCCGCCACGTTCGGCGGCACCACCCGCGAGGCCGTCGAGGCCATCTCCTCACTGCTCAAGGGCGCAGGCGACCCGGTCGAGAAGTACGGCGTGTCCATCCGTCAGGCCGACATCAACGCCCGCCTGGCCGCCCAAGGGCAGGACAAGCTCACCGGCGCGGCACGCAAGCAGGCCGAGATCACCGCCCGTGTCGACCTGCTCATGCAGTCCACCGCCAAGAGCGCGGGCGCGTTCGGGCGCGAGTCCGGCACCCTGGCCAACCAGCAGCAGAAGCTCGGCGCCCAGATCGAGAACCTCAAGGCCAAGATCGGCACCGCGCTCCTGCCGATCCTGACCCGGGCCACCACGTTCATCAACTCCACCGTGATCCCCGCGGCCGCCAAGCTGGCCAAGGAGATCCAGTCCCGCCTGGCCCCGGTCGTCGACAAGATCCGCGACGCCTTCACCAACCTGCTCGCCAAGCTGCAGCCCGTCGGGGAGTTCCTGCGCCGCAACCCCGAGCTCATCAAGGGCGCAGCGATCGCGCTCGGCATCGCCGCGGCCGCCGCTGTGGCCTTCGCCGCCGCGATGGGTCTGGTCGCACTGGCCACCTCACCCATCACCCTCACCGTGCTCGCCGTGGCTGCCCTGGGTGCTGCGATCGCCTACGCCTACAAGAACTCCGAGACGTTCCGCAACGTCGTCGAGACCGTGCGCGCCAAGGTCGTCGAGTTCGCCGGCTACATGCAGGACAAGGTCATCCCGGCCGTGGTCGACCTCGCCCAGCGCGTCGGTGCCTCCCTCAAGCCGATCCTCGACCAGCTCGCCAAGACGTTCCAGACCCGGATCCGCCCCGCGTTGCAGATCGTGGCCGACAAGTTCGTCGAGTGGGCGCCCACCATCAAGAAGGTAGCCGCGTTCCTCATCCAGCTGCAGGGCAAGGCGATCGCGCTCGGGGCGAGCATCGCGGGCAAGGTCCTGCCACCGGTCATCAAGTTCGCCGGGTTCCTCATCGCCAACGTGGTGCCCAACATCGTGGCCACCATCGACATGCTCGCCAAGATCATCGGCAAGGTGATCGAGTTCGGCAAGGCCGTGGTCGACCGGGTCAAGGACGTCGCCAAGTTCGTCACCAGCCTCAAGGCCAAGTTCGACGAGGCCGTCGTCTTCGTGCGCGGCATCCCCGGGCGGATCACCAGCGCGCTGGGCGATCTCAAGGACCTGCTCTACAACGCCGGCCGCGACATCATCCAGGGCCTGCTCGACGGCATCGGGTCGATGATCAGCTCGGTCACGAACAAGCTCAAGGACCTCACCTCCCTGATCCCCAAGGTCAAGGGGCCCCCGGACAAGGACCGGGTCCTCCTGCGCCCCGCCGGGCGCTCGATCATCCAGGGCCTCATCGACGGATTCGAGGACGGCCGCGACGGCGTCACCAAGTCCCTGGCCAAGATCACGCGCCTGATCGAGAAGCAGGCCAAGGCGCGCTTCGACTCCGAGAAGAAGGCCGCGGCGTTCGTCAAGGCCAAGCTCAAGGGACTGCGCGAGGAGTACGACGCGCTCACCAAGAACGGCAAGGCACAGGACCGCGTCACCGCCGCCCTGGGCAAGCAGCGCGACAAGCTCCGGGCACTGCGCAACGAGGCCACCGCCTACGCCCGGACCATCAAGGACGCCTTCACCTCCTACGGCAACGTCGTGGGCCTCGGCGCCAACGAGGACGGCTCCGTGTCGGTCACCAGCCTCGTGGACCAGCTCAAGGACCGCCTGGCACGCTCGCAGCGCTACGCCGAGCTCATCAAGCAGCTGCGCGGCAAGCTCAACGCCACCAGCCTCCAGCAGATCATCGACGCCGGTGTCGACGGTGGCCTCGCGACCGCCGAGGCGATCGCCTCGGGTGGCAGCGCCGCGATCAAGGAGATCAACGCCCTCGCCTCCCAGATCACCAACACCGGCGCCGGCCTGGGCAAGTCGATGGCCCAGTCCCTGTACGGCGCGGGCATCCGTGCCGCCGAGGGCATCGTCAAGGGACTCCAGCGCCAGGCCAAGGCCCTCGACCGGATAGCCGAGCGGATGGCCAAGCACCTGGTCAAGCAGCTCGGCGTCGCCGTCGGTGGTGGCAAGAACAACCGCAGCACCAGCGCCCGCACCAGCCTGCGCACCGGCGTCACCGCCCTCGAGGCCGTCACCTCCGCCAACTCCGGCCCGACCACGATCAACCTCCGCCTCACCTCCGAGCAAGTCTCCCAGCTGCAGCGCGGCCGAGAGATCGCCGCCGACCTCGACGTCTTCACCGCAGCCGGCGGGAGGCGCGCATCATGATGCAGACCTTCGACGCCCTCGACTACCTCCGCCTGGAGGTCGAGGTCCCCCCGGTCGCCTCCGGGGTCTACGTCAACCTCATCCGCAACGGCTCCGGCGCCCAGGGTGGCTACGGGTGGCTCACCCCCACCGAGGGTGTCATCTCGTCCGGCAGCGGACCCACCGTGCGGTTCACCCCGGTCGCCGGGGTCAACGGACGATTCAGCACCGAGACCTACCCCGTCACCGCCGGTCAGTACGTCACCGCCTCGTGGGTCCTCCAAGGCACCGGCACCAACGTCCTCACCGCCTTCATCGACTTCTACGACGAAGACGGCAACGTGGTGTCCTACAGCGACACCGGCTACGAGTCCGGCACCACCACCACCCCCACCGTCATCGTCGCCGCACCCGTGCCCGCCGGTGTGATCGAGGCCCGGATCAGGTTCTCCGTCTACGGCTCCACCACCCCCACCCCACCCGACGCCTCACCGGTCAACCTGCGCAGCGTCAAGATGGTCTGCCTGCCCACCGATGACGAGATCCTCCCCGCGCAGATCGTCGACACCAGCTACCAGCAGATCCTGTCCTCGACGTCTTACCTCTCGGTCGTGCGTGCCAGCCTCAACCTCGGCACCCTGACCGCGACCATCCTCGACGCCAGCCTCGATCCCGCGACCGCCGAGACGATCCGCCCAGGCCGCGAGGTTCGGCTCACCACCACCCCCAGCGAACTCACCCCCACACCGGTGGTCCTGTTCACCAGCAAGATCGCCGACTTCGACGCCACCTACGACCCCGAGCGCACCGACACCAAGGCGTGCCGCATCGACCTCACCACCGTCGACGCCGCCTCGACGCTGGCGAACACACCACGCCCCAACGGTGTCGCCGACCTCGACGGACTGCGCGACGTTCTCGAGGGCTGCCGGGTGCCGTGGCTGATCAACGACTCCACCGCCCAGAGCGCACCCCAGCCGGTCGTGTCGCGCAACGAGAACGCCTCAGCGCTCGACCAGGTCGCCATCACCCGCGACTCCACCAACGCGTTCGCCTACGTCGACCGCACCGGGCGACTGGTCGCCTTCGACACCGCCCACTGGCCCGCCATCGGCGACGACATCGACGAGGACGTCTACTCCGATCTCGCCGTCGGCCTGTCCGGGTGCATCAACACCGTGCGCATCAACTGGCTGCGCTACAACCCCAACACCGGCGAGACCGAAGAGATCGCCTACGGCCCCTACGTGGACCGCGCCTCGGTCGACGAGTGGGGCGCCTCCGAGGCCACCTTCACCCTGCACGGCACCAGCGAGGAGACCTTCGACATCCCCGCCTTCGCCGCCGGTGTCCTGGCCAGCAACGGCGAACGGGTCGTGCGCGCCACCTCGGCCACCATCCCCATCACCACCCCCGACGAGATCCTCGCCTGGGGCACCGCCGAGCTCTACTCCCGCCACCAGGTCACCAACACCGCCCGCGACCTCGAGCAGACCTCACACCTCGCCTCGATCGAGCACACCATCAGCCCCGACCGGTGGCTCCTCAAGGTCGGCTTCGACGACCCCAACCAGGTCGCCACCCCCCAGGCCACCCCCAGCCCCAGCGCAGGCGGCGAGACCTTCACCCTCGGCCAACTCCTGCGCCCCGTCGGGGAGGTCACCATGTGGTTCGGCGCCTCCGAGGACGTACCCACCGGGTGGCTGCGCTGCGACGGCTCCATCTTCGACGACGAGACCTACCCCGCCCTGGCCGAGCTGCTCGACGGCACCACGCTTCCCAACCTGGTCGACCGGTTCCCCATCGGCGCAGGCGTCAAGGACCTCGGCACCTCAGGCGGCTCACCCACCTCGGTCATCACCCAAGACCGCGCCTTCAACACCGCCACCACCGGAGGCGGGCAGGTCCGCGTCGAGCTCGTCGAGTCACCCCTCGACGTCATGCCGCCCTGGCGCGCCATCCACTTCATCATCCGAGCCCGCTGAGGAGAGCCCATGACCATGACCGTTGCCGAGACCGCAACCCTGGCCCACGGCTACACCATGGCCGAGATCGACCGCCTCTCTGACGTAGCGGTCGCCATGGCGGGAAGGATGTACCGCGGCACCATGCTCGACGCCACCGACCGCAAGGAGGCTGCGTGGTTCGGCATCGTGGACATGCTCTACAGCGCCACCAGCTACCCCGACGGCTACACCCTGATCCAGGCAGGCACCGCGGCGATCCGCACCGAGACCAATCAGGCGTTCCGACACGGCGGGGTCGACAAGAACAGCGGGGCAGACGCTGCCAACTTCGCCAAGTACTGGCTCCCGGTGACGCGGCCCAGCGGGGACTTCACCGATGGCATCGTAGAGCGCATGGCGCTTCCGCCGGTCCTGGGCGTTCTCACCGCACCCGAGTACGAGGCCATCGCTGCCCTGGCGACCTACGGCAGCCAGAAGGCCGGTGCGGAGGCGCTGGGCATCCAGGCGGGCGCGTTCAGCGGGCGCATCCAGCGAGCTCGGCGTCGCATCGTCGAGGTCTGGCTGGAGCACGAGACGCCCGCCAACACCGCGCGCCGCAGCACCAGCGACGAGCAGTGCGCGTACGGGCACGACCGAGCCGAGCACGGCTACAAGGACCCCAAGAAGGGGTGGTGGCGCTGCAGAGTGTGCGTCCGCAACGGCCAGCGCCGCCACCGGGCACGCTGAAGCATGCGGGCGAATCGGGGGACCCATCAGAAGCGACGCCGTTCCCCTGTCGCCGGTGACGGGTAGCGTCAACGTCATGACGTCACCCGACCCCTGCAAGGCCTGCGGCAAGCCCGTCCGGACCATCGGCACCAACCGGGAAGCCAGCCTTGACAACCCAACCAAGGAGAGCGAGCGGCGGGTCTGCACCAACCCGCAGTGCGACTCCAACACCGGACAGGGCTCGCTCTCGACGGTCGTCTAGAGGGTCGGCGCTGAGCCCCGATCGCCGGGCTCCTCTCAGTGCTCCTGCTCCTGCAATGCCTTCTCGTAGGCGCGGACGCACTGCCGGCAATCTCTGGGCCGGCTGACCAGCATCAGCCCGCCGATGACCTCGAGGCGAGGGTCGGTGTCCGGTGAGGTCCGCCGCTTGGCCCACCGCCCGCACAGGTAGGCCGTGGGCAGGCCCACCGCTTGCGCTAGCCGGGCCTGCTGGACCCAGTAGAGGTGCGTGACCCTGGTGCGACGGGGAGTCTTGGTAGGCGCCGTGGTGCTCGACGGCGTGTCGGTCGAGCGTGCCGTCTTGTTGGACAT